TGCAACTGCTCCGGGTAGGGATGATGACCCTAATCAAACTAACAACTTGGGTGCTTCTTTTACTTTTGTAATAGAAACAGCAGCTACAGACTTAGATATTAAAACTGACGGCACAGATAAGTTCGTTGGTGGACTATATATGGGTAAAAGCGATGCAGCAGGTAAAACATTCTTCTCAGGTGCTAGTAATGATGTTATAACTTTAAATGGTACTACTAAAGGCGGAATAGCTGGAACAATCATTAGAGTTACAGCAATAGCTTCAGCTAAGTATGCAGTAGAGGGTATTAACCTTGCTTCAGGAACTGTAGTAACTCCATTTGCTGACGCTTAAGGAGGTCTATAATGGCTGATGCAGTAACATCGCAGACCATAGAAGACGGTGGCAAGAATTTAATTGTAAAGATAACTAATATTAGTGACGGAACAGGTGAATCTGCCGTTGCTAAAATTGATGTATCTGCTTTAAATTCAAACCCAACAACAGGTGCGGCTTGTAGCCGTGTCTCAATTCAACGTATTTGGTTTAGTAATATAGGCATGGGATTTAAATTATTTTGGAAAGCAAGTTCCAATCAATTTATATTTGAAGCACCTGCTGACTTTTCAGATACGTGGGATTTTTCTATGGGTAACGAAGGTAAATCAGGAATACCAAATAATGCAGGAACTGGAGTCAATGGTGACTTATTGTTAACTACAGTAAATCATACAGACGGCGATACCTATAGTGCTATTATTTGGGCACATAAACACTATTAACGGAGAAAAGTATGAAACGTACTAAAGGCAAAGCTATGATGAAAGCCGGTAAGTCTGTCAAAGGCAAAGCTATGATGAAAAAAATGGCTGGTGGTAAAAACACTAAAGGTAAATCCAAAATGAAAGGACCAATGATGTATCAAGATTTGGTCAAGAAAAAATTTGGCGGCAGGGTGTAAATGGCAACTAGCGGTTCAGCTACATTCAATCCAGACTTTACAGAACTAGCAGAAGAAGCCTATGATTTGGCAGGAGTAGAAATGCGTTCTGGGTATCATTTAAGGAGTGCTAGACGCTCCTTAAATACCATGTTTCTTGAGTGGGCTAATCGTGGTATAAATTTATGGAAAGTAGAAAGCGGAACACAAGCTTTGACAGCAGGAACTGCTACATATACTTTGCCTTCTGATACTATTGATTTAATAGAATATTCTATTAGAACAAATTCAGGCAATACAAACACACAAACTGATACACGTTTGAATCGTATTTCGGTTTCTACTTACGCTGATATACCAAATAAACTATCGCAAGGTTTACCGATACAAATTTATATAGATAGACAACAGGCAGCACCTGTTGTTAATTTATATCCAATACCTGATGATGCTGAAACATATACATTGTTTTATTACAGAATTGCAAGGATAGAAGATGTAGGAAGTCCGGGATCAAATACTTTGGATTTACCTGCTAGGTTTTTGCCTTGTGCTACTGCTGGACTAGCTTACTATTTATCTATTAAGCATTCAGGACAAGCAGACAGAGTTTTAGCATTGAAATCTATGTATGAAGAACAATGGCAACTTGCTGCGGCAGAGGATAGAGAAAAAGCATCTGTGAGATTTGTTCCTTTTGTTGCTAAAAACTAATGGGTAATTTTGCTTCTGGAAAAAAATCTATAGCTTATTGTGATCGTTGTAGTTTTGAATATCCCTACAATGATTTAAAGTTTGAAATATATAATCAAAAACGAACAGGCTTTAGAGTTTGTGATCAATGTTTTGATGAAGATCAACCACAATTACAGTTAGGTAAATATTCTACAGATGATCCTCAAGCATTAAGGGACCCTAGACCAGATAGAGGTTTGGCAGCAAGCAGAAGATTTTCAGCATTTGATCCTATAGGCGGAGGTATTACAGAGTTAGGTTCGTCTACTTTAGGTTTAGATATGTTTGGTAAAGTAGGTAAGCTTACAGTTACAACGAGTTAATTATGACATACGCAGAATTAAAATCAGCAATTCAAGATTATCTACAAAACTCAGAAACAACTTTTGTTAATGATTTACCTACGATAATAAAACAAGCTGAAGAAAGAATTTTAAAAACAGTACGTTTACCTGTATTTAGGAAAGCAGTACAAGGGACTTTAACAGATGGAAATCCATATTTGGCAACACCATCTGACTTTTTAGATACTTTTGATATAACTATTATTAGTTCTAACTCTCACACTAATTTACTTAGAACAGATGTTACTTTTATAAGAGAAGCATATCCTAATCCAACAGTAAAAGGCACACCAAAACATTATTCTTTATTTGATGAAAATACATATATAGTCGGTCCTACACCAGATGCAGATTACACATCAGAACTGCATTATTTTTATAGACCTGCTTCTATAACAGCCGGTACAGATAGCGAATCAACTTGGTTGTCTACTAACGCTTCAAACGCTTTGCTGTATGGGTCATTAGTTGAAGCATATACATATATGAAAGGTGAGCCTGATCTTATGAATTTATATAACGCAAGATATGAAAAGGCTTTAGATAGATTAAAAGTTTTAGCAGAAGGTAGAAATACTACAGATACATATAAAGATAGCACTTTACAAATACCAGTATCATAAACATTAAGGAGCAGATAATGTTAAATAAACCAATAAAAGACCTAAAGGGCAAACATATAGCAATAGTTGCTATGGGAGAAAGTCAGTTAGATTTTCATATAGCTACAGCACATAGTAAACAATATGATGAAGTATGGGCTATAAATGCTATGTCAGGAGTTATACCTAATCCAGACAGAGTATTTGCAATGGACCCAATGACAAGATTTTTTGATACAGATGATGCCGGCAATCAAACTGAATTAATGCGTAGAGTTTTACCTAAATTAACTTGTCCTATATATTCGGTTGAGTTAGATGAAAGAGTACCTAGTATTGAGTTATATCCAATAGAAGCAATTATAAGAGATACAGAATGCGGATATTTGAATAATACAGTAGCCTATGCAATAGCATTTGCTTATTGGAATAAGGTTGGTTCTGTAGCTATGTATGGTGCTGATTTTACTTATAAAAAGTTAGTTTACTTTGCAGAAATGGGCAGAGCCTGTTGCGAGTTTTGGTTAGCTAAATGTATGGAGCAAAAAATAGATGTATCTATAGCACTTAGGTCTAATCTACTAGATGCAAACGTTGAAATTAAAGATAAACTTTATGGTTATCATAGACTACAAGACCCTGTTGTAAGTTATGTTGATGAAGACAAAATGAAAGTATGTAGGTATTCAGAAGTTATAAAACAACAAATGGTGCCGTATGGCATATCAGGAAGAGAAGACCCGCAGACAGAATTTAACGATATAGTAGAACCAAATAAACCATAATGCAGACAGACAAATTTGAATTATCAATAGGTAATGTAGGAGTTACAACAACTCAAAATAGAGGACACTCTGTTGAAGAGTTGGCTGAAATGGCTACTAATAAACTAATTTCTATAAGCGATGATGTTGATCCTATGGTCAAAGCACAGGCTCACGCATTTAGAGATAGATGTAAATGGATCATTCAATACTATGTAAATGAGGGGATAAAAAACCATATTTGCACAGTATGTAATGAGTTAGAAAAACAAGGTCAAAAAGACCTAGCAAATATAATAAGGAGACTGTAATGGCTATTACACAAGCAATGTGTACTTCTTTTAAAAAAGAACTTTTAGAAGGTGTGCATAATTTTAAAAACTCAGGCGGTAGCACATTTAGACTTGCACTCTATACGAGTTCAGCAACTATGAGTGCTGCAACAACTGCATACACAACTTCACAAGAAGCTAGTGGTACTAACTATACGGCTAAAGGTAATACATTAACCCGTGTAGACCCTAGCACTTCTGGAACTACGGCATTTACAGACTTTGCTGATTTAACTTTTGGCACAGCTACTGTAACAGCTAGAGGTTGCATGATTTACAACGATACGGCAACAGGTGATCCAGCAGTTGCAGTATTTGATTTTGGTGCTGACAAAACATCAACAGCAGGTTCTTTTACAATTACTTTTCCTACAGCAGACGCTAGTAACGCAGTAATAAGAATAGCTTAATATGTCTGTCGGATGGGGTCGATCCACTTGGGGTTCAGGTCCTTGGGGTCAACCTGCAATAGTCAATGTTTCTGTAAACCTTACAGGAGTTGCAGGAACATCTGCGTTAGGAACAGAAACAGTAACCTGTGATGCTAACGTCACAGAAACAGGAGTTACCTGTACCGGTGCTGTAGGTTCTTTAATAGTAACAGGTGTAGCAAATGTCACAGAAACAGGATTAGCTGCTACAACTGCACTAGGATCATTAACAATATCAGCAGATGCAAATGTAACTGAAACAGGTCTTTCAGGAACAGGAGCAGTAAATAGTTTAACTGCTACAGGTGTTGCAAATGTATCTGTTACTGGATTAGCCGGAACTACTGCATTAGGTAATGAAACTGTAACAGGCGATGCTAACGTAACTGAAACAGGAATAGCTGGAACTGGTGCAGTAGGAACATTATTAGCTGCTGGTGTAGCTATAACAGGTGTTTCA